ATTTACCAGTTAATGTTAATAAAGTAGATAAAAATTTTAATTCTCCAGATAAATTACTTGAGGTTTTAGAAACTCAGATATATGCAGGACTTTATACTTCTAAAAGTCAATTAGGTTCTACAAGTTCTGGAAGGCAAGATGCTGAAACTCAAGATGAAAATACTTTGAATATAACGAATAGTTTCTTTAAAGAAATGGAATTTCAAATTAATAGGACTATAATAGATGAAATTTGTATGAATTTATTTGGTTCTTTAGATGATGAAATAGAAATGAAATTTTCCGAAGGTTTTAACCTTGAGGAAAGAAGAGAAAAACATGCTGTATTTTTATTTCAAGGTGGAGTTATTACCATTGATGAAGCTAGAAAAATGTGTAACAAACAAACTAAGAAATTTGAAATAAAAAATACATTTCAAAATTTATATAGTAAAACTAATTCTGAAATGAGTGGTACAGTAGAAAATGTTAATAACCCAAAAAATCAATATACTAGTGGTACTGGCACCACAAAGAAAACGAAAAAAAATTAAAGAGGTGAAAGAAAAAATTGCACGAATATACTTTTTATAAAATTAGTGATAGTTTAGATATTAATATTCTAAAAGATTCTAATGAATTAAACAAAATAAAAAATGTTTACGTATTAGAAGATAAAAAAATTAAAAAACCAATTTTAAAAGAAAAAGAATATCAAAATATCATTTATATGTTAGCTACAACTTCTGATAAAAAAATAAATTATAGAAAATATGATGATGAATCTGTTATTGAAATGTCAGATAGTGGAAGTTATATGACCCCATATAATAAACCAGTTTTAAAAAACCATAATGATTGGAGTGGCGAACCATTAGGTAGAGCATTGGATAGTTTTGCTATTGATCATAAAACTTTATCATATAAAAGTCCTTATAATTCAGAATTGCCAGAAGAAGTAATAAAGTATTTTAAAGAAAATAATTGCTTTAAAGATGGTAAAACCTCAATTATTTTAAAATGTTTTGTTGATAACAATACTATGGAAAAAATAAAAGATGGATATTACTTAACGGTATCTCAAGGAATTACATGTTCAGACATGATTTGTAATATTTGCGGAGAAACATTTTTTAAATGCTCTCATTATGCTGGTTCAATTTATAAAGTAAATGATGTTGAAACTGAATGTATACCAAAAGCAATAGGACCTTTTATTGCTGAAGAAATTTCAATAGTAAATATTCCAGCTAATGATACTTCTATTATTTATGTTCCAGAAAAAAGAGAAGAAAATAACAGTGCTTCTGCTTCTGATAATAAAAATATAGAAAATCAAGCACAAATTGACAATCCAGAAAATCAATGTAAAGATAGTAAAAACAATAATAATATAAAAGACAATAAAGGTGGTTCAACAATGTTAAAAGATTTATTAAAAAAATCACTTTTAAAGGATATGAAAAATGTTTGGACATTAAAAGATGAAATGACTGAAAAAATAGAAACATTTTTTAATTCATTAGAAGAAGATAAAATAGAAGACTTTATTGGTATTATAAATATTTTGCAAGATAGTACTAATGAAAAAATGAAAGTTATAGAAGATTCTGCTGTTAAATTAAAACCATATGTTGCTACTGGGATTTTAGAACAAACAGAGCAAACAGAAAAAGATGTTGAAGATAATAAAACTCAAACACCAGAACAAAAAACAGAAAATAATAGCGAACAACAAAATCAACAAACTAATCCTATCAATGATAATGACAATCCAGATGAAAAAAATCTAAAAGATAATAAAACTAAAACAAATAAAGAAAATGTTGAAAATGAAATGAAAGATTATAAAGAAAATTTAAAAGATAATAATGGCCAAAGTTCAAAAGAAAATGATGAAGTTATGGCTATGTTACTTAATAGTTAACGGAGGTAATAAATGTTTACAAATAGAGCATTAAGCGAACCAATAGGTTATAAAGGAACAGCCAAATCAGTTATAACTTCTGGTTTAGGAACACCTATGGCAGACCCAAGTTTAAAAGAAGTTTTTTATATAAAGGGAGTAATGCCTGATGGATTAAAATTAGTAACTTCTCCATCAATAGCAGTTGCTATTAACGATAATGGATTTTTAGTACCAGCTGATGGTACATTAGCTCCTTACGGAGTAATAGGTGCTTGTTTAAGAAGTACTGAACATTTAAAACAATATTTTAATGGTGGAAAAAATGCTGAAGGTGCTGTTTCTACAGCAAATAATATGGATGATTTACATGGTATAACTCCAACTGTTTATCAAGCTGAAGCATTATTTGAAAGAGGATATGCTTACAAAAATGATGGTGCTACAAAAAGTTTATTTGAATTTAAACCAGGACAATTGTTAAGACCAATAACTGCAACTGAAATTGCTACTTCTATTGGTGATGATACTTTACCAGTATTATTTGGAGAAACAAAAACTGATTGCCCTAAAACAAAAGCGTATTATGCTGGAATGCCTGTAGTTTTTACAAAAACAGATGACCCAACACAAATAATAGGTAGAGTTAGTTCAATATTACCAGGTAATTTTTATGACAATATGATTTACACAAATGGTAGTTGTTTTGACTTTGAAATAGCTGGTAAAAATACAGCTGGATTAAGTAGAAATGTATATAATTCATTTGAAACAGTTTATAAAAATAGTAATTACGAAAAGAAAATAGTTGAATTTTATGTAACTATGTAACGGAGGTATATTAATCAATGGCAAAAAGATTCGTAGAATACGATAAAGAACAAATAAAAGATTCTTTACAATCATTCCTTTCATTAAATAAAGAAAGAGCAATAGTTGATGATAAATTATTTAAAGATAATGCTGAAGATAGTTTAGAATTTGTAAAAAGAATAGAAGATTTTTCAGAAATAATTATAAATAATGGTTTCGATGTACAAACTCAAAAGAATTTTTCAATGAGAGATTTATCATTAGAAATAGAAAAAACAATTAAAGATTATAGTGAAAAGACTGGAAAATCTATAAAAGACTTTTCTGCAAGTTCATTAGGCGTTTTTTCGCAACAAATATTAAATAGAGTTGTTACAAAAATACAATATAATGACTTTGAAGCTTGGCAATATGTTTCTAAAGACATGCCTTTAGAAGATTCAACTGTATTTTATACAGTAGTAATTGGTGAAGAAGGTTCTCCTGCAACAGCCAGAGTTGCTGAGAGCGGAGAATTTAAGACAATTAATTTAGAATCAACAGAAGATTTTGTTAAAACTTCAAAAGGTAAAGTTGGAGTTATGGTTGCTTATTCACAAGAGGCTTTAGAAAGAAATGGTTTAGCATTAATAAATACTTTATTGTCTGCGGCAATAAATGATATGAAAAGATATAAATCTTTAGAAGCAATTAGACTTTTAGAAACTCATGCAACTACAGCATTAGACGCTTTATCTTCAAATCCAAAAATGAAACCATCTGGAAGAAGTTTTCAAAATCCAGTTCAACAAAATGGTACATTGTTACTTGGAGATTTAGAAAAATTCTTATATCAAGCACAAAACTCTCACTTTAATATAGATGTAATTTTCTTACATCCATTAGCTTGGAATGTAATTTATAAAGAACCTAATATAAGAGAATATTTAAAAGAAACTGCAAATATAAGATTTATGATACCAGCAAAGATGGAAACAATTTATCAAAATGCTGTTACAAAATGGAATCATAATGTTGGAAAAGCTGTTTATAAAACAGAAAAAATGGAAGTTCCACAAATTATAAAAAACAAAAATTTAAATATAATTGTAACTCCATTAGTTTCTTATTTTGTAAAAGGTTCAACAGTTTATTCTCCAGCTACTAGATTTACAACTGCACCTGTTGCTCAATATACATCAGTTTCTGAAAATTGTACTGATATTCTATTATGCGATTCTTCAAGAGCGTTAAGTTATGTTCATGACGGAAAAGGAATAACAGTTGACAGAATTGAAGATAAATTGGTTGATGTTACAAAAATAAAACTAAAAGAAAGATATGGATTTGTTTTAGATAAAAATCATGGTGTTTTTGCTTTTAGAAATATTACTGTAACTGATGATGTTTATGACCCAACTGCAAATCAACCTATTATTACTTTAAAGAGAAATGAAGTTTTTAACTAATAAATAAATTGAATAGGCAGGTAATTTTTCCTGCCTATTTCAAAATTGGAGGAATAAATGAAAGTTATTAAATTATATGGAGTTCATTATTTATCGCAAAATGGAATCTTGCTTAATTCTGAAAATAATTTCGTTGAAGCAACAGAAGAAAATATTTTAAAACTTCATAAATTTATTGAAAATAAATATGTAAAAGTTGTTGAACTTGACGAAAACGGAAAAGAAATAATTGAAGAAAATGAAACAATTAAAGAAGAAATAAAAGAATTGTTTGAAGAAAAAAAAGATGAAAAAAAAGTTACAGAAACAGTAACTGAACAAACAGAAGAAAATGAGGAAGAAAAAAATCAATTTACTGAAGAAGAAAAATTTGAAAAAAAATCTAAAAAATCTTCTAAAAAATAGGTGATTTTTATGGATAATAAAGTTCGATGGAACAAAAAAAAACTTATATATAAATTAGATGAGAATGAGAATCCTTTAAAGACAAATTTTTTTTCATTTTATAAGAATGGTAAAAAAATATTAAACAATTTTCTTATCAGAATAATTGATGAAAAAGAAGTTGAAATTGAAGGCAATTTTTCTGAAGAGTATACTTTAAAAGTTAATAATATAAATTATCTTTTTAATGAAGATTTGGATAAAAATGAAAATAGTGAAAATAAAAATTCCGCTGGCGTAAAAAAAGAAATCAAAGAAATAGAGTTTGAAGAAGATTTTTACGAAGTTGATAAAAAATATAAAATTACATTAAACGATGACATTATATTAATCGAAAATTTAGAAGAAAATATAAAATTAAATATAAATAACAGTGGTATAAAAATAAATAAAGAGATAAAACCATTTCAAATTATTGTAGAACAATACACTAATGAAATTTATCCAGATTTTCCTTACAAGAAAACAAAAATAAATGTTGAAAATAAACATGAAATAAAAAGAAAAACCAATGTTATTTATAAAATAAAAATAGGTGATACTCATTATATAGTTAAAGAAGTACCTAGATTTTATTGGAGCAATGTAAAAGATTTAAAAGAATTTTTAAAAGATACAAGTTTGGAATTTTCTAATAAAACAGACGAACAATTTAAAAAACTAATTCAAGAAAAATCTGTTTATTTAAAAAGAAGATTTGGATTAAATAAAAGTAGTATTGAGGATATAGAATATTTTCCATTATATAAAAAACTAGTAAATTTATATTGTTTATATGACATAATAGCTTTAAGTTTTATAAATGGAGTTAATAGTGATTTAAATAATGGTGCTATTAATAGTGCTGGAAGTAATTTAAAATTAGGTAATTTTTCTACTGGTGTTGATGGTGGAGCTAATGGTTCTATTTTATCTACTCAATTAGTTAAAAATATGATAGATGTGGCTGAAAAAGATTTATACGCTTCGTTATATAAAAAACACGGAATAGCATATAGAAAAAATTTAG